TCACCCTTGAGCCTTCCTGAATGCCGCGGTGGTAGCGGCAGCAAGATCTTCCCTCTGACCGTCAAGCTCGTGCCGATACACTCCGGCAGTGTCCATGTTCTTGCTGTGACCGACCAGCATCTTCAGCTGGCTGTCGGTCAATACGCCGGATTCAATGCTGACGAAAGTGTGCCGCATCTCATACAGCGTGACCTGAGGCTCAATGCCATTGTCACGCTGGTACTTCTTCCAGCGCTTGAATAAAGCTCTCTGGTTCGGGATCTGGAACAAAGGGGTGGTATAGTTCAGCGGGATACCGGAAGCCTTCAGCAAGGCCACCTGCGCTTCGTAGGCCTCACGGGCTTCCTCGCCCATGTCAAATGAGCGAATGGCGTTTTCGTTCTTGCCGGTGGTTTCCTCATCCAACCTGTTGATGCTGCGGCGCAGATTGACCGTGTTCCCTTTGACGTCACCATACCAGAGCCCCACAAGTTCACCGGGGCGTACACCTGTAGCAACTGCAAACCGGTAGGCATAGATATACTCGTCAAAGACCAGCTTGCCATAGTAAAGGCGGGTGTCCACATCAAACAGAACTTTCAAAGCGGTCGGCTGTAAAATCTTTTTCTTCCCCATGCGGGCATTCTTCGGGATAGACAGCTCAGGGAACATCGTACTGTACCTGTTCCGGCGGCACCATTTCAAAAAGCTGATCTCCGTTGAGCGGATCGTCATAATGGTCTTGCGGCTCAAAGGCTTGTCGCTTGACCTACGCTGACGCTCCTTTTTAAGGCATCGCTTTTTGAAAGACATATTGATGGCCTTTTGCAGATCGCCTTCGGTCAGCTCGTCAATGCGGATGTCCCCACAGACAGGCAGAATATAGTAATCTCCGTATTTCTTGCACTGCTCAACATAGGACGTCCCGCAGGTCAGCTTCAGCTCTTCCACCCACTCGGCATAGAGCGTGGCCACCTTCTTCCTGCCGTCCCGGATGCTGTCGTCAAGCCAGGCATCGGCCTTTGCGTTGGCTTCCCGTTGACCGGTGCGGCCGGGTGTGCTGCTGTAAAACCGTTTGCGGGTGCCGTTCTTCTGCACCGCAATGCACCAACGCTTTTCCTTCTCGACCCAAAATGCCGTGTTCGTTCTCTTTTTCATTGTTTTCACCTCCAAAAGGGTACACTTTGACAAGCCTGCCCGGAGGTGGTACAATACAGTTGCTTAGGCTGGTATTGTTCCTCGTGAGCAAGCCATTCTTTCGCGCCCTGCCGGTTGCCGCCGGTGGGGCATTTTTGTTTGTTCAAAAATCAGGATGCCTTCCGGCCTTCGCTCTTGCCGGAAGAGATATAGTGCTCATAGTATTTCTGGTTATCTTCGCCAAAAGCGGCAACCAGATCAGGATTATTTGCTTTGTAGGCGGCAAGGCTAAATGTACTGCTGCCCTGACGGCCCTCCTTCATGCCGCTGTTTACGAAATGCTCCAGATACTTCCACTGGTTATCTCCAAACAGGGCAGCCAGATCGGCGTTGTGCTCTTTGTAATACTGATAATCGTAAACAGGGGCGTATTTGCTGGTCAGCACATAGTAAGGCTGATTCGTCGGGTCGCTTCTGAAGTGACCCGAATACAGGGCTTTTTGATTGACGGTCTCTTTGCTTCCGTCCATATAGATGATATCCGCCTTAGTCACGGCAATGTCGTCGATCGTGCTGTTGTACCAAAGGCAATCCCATTCCACTGCTGCATCGTAAATTGCATTCTGGAGTTCGTCATCTGTCAGATAAGTAGTGGAATCCAGCTGACCCAGCGTCTTGGAATGGTCGATCACAGACAGAACTGAGGACGGCGTGTAGGAATCAACATAATAGGCATTACCGTCCTTGTCCAAAAAAATTCTATGCCCGTTGCGCTCTTCAGCGCCAAAGTAATAATTCGTGGCAAGCTGCTGCTGTGCCTGGAACGGTCCAAAATCTCCCATGGATGCAGGAGAAGTCACAGTGTTTGCGACCGTTCGGTCAAATCTTGTCGGAGCGATCGGCCCTACTACCTGGGCCGTTACTGCCGAACGGCCGCTGATCGTGCAGGAAGTTCTATCACCGACCGCATTAAGCGGAACCAGCGTGAACGTAACGTATTTAATGGTTTTGTTTGAATTATTCCGGAAGCAGACCGTGGGGCTGACGCCGTCAAAAGCGTCGACCGTAAAATAGACGTCGGTGAGCTCGACCGCAGGCTTTGCCGCAAAGGCACCGCATGCGAGAATCGTCATCAGCGCCAGTGTAAAAACAACGCCTAAAAGCCTTTTTGCTGACTTTTTCATGATTTTCTCCTTTTCTGTTGAAAAAATCCAATTTTTCTGTGGATTTTTCAAACCTTTTCAGTTGTCAAAAATTGTTGCGTGCAACTCCCAATGGTTGTATAATGTTCTCGAAAATAAAACTGCTTTGGAGGGCAGCAACATGACACGACAAGATTACATCAACGCTATTCTGAAACTGCTGGAAAAAGCCGATTTCCGCCAGCTGCGGCTTGTGTGGGTGTACGCAAGCCACCTGATCGGATAAGCCGCCAGCCACCACGCGAGGGAAGCCTTTACGGGCTTTCCTCTTTTTTTTGCGTCAATTTTTCGGCCATACGTTCCAGCAGCTCCCAGTCCGCCGGGCTCAGACCCGCCAGCATTTCAACAAAGCGCTTTTTAAAGGTGTCGCTGTCATCCTTGGTCAGGTCAGCCAGGAAGGCCGCTACCTGTTCGGACTGGGCGTCCTGCACAAACATTTCACCTTCGCCGGTACGCAGCCACGCTTCCCGGACGCCGAACTCCCGGCAGATGTCGCTGATCGTGCGGTCGCTGGGGGTTCTGGAGCCATTTTCAAGCATCCATAAATAATTACGGGAGAGATTGATTCTGTCCGCAAACTGTTCCTGCGTCAAGCCTTCGTGTTTTCGGACGGCTTCGATTCTTGCGTTCATTTTGTTCACCTCCTTTCTGTTCTCTTCAATTCGTATTATATTCCGTAAATCTAACTGTGTCAACATTTATTTTTGACCTTCTTCAAAATCCAGGCTTGAAAAATCTAACAGAGTGTGCTATATTGTTCTCACAAGGTTAGCAAATCAATGCCAACCAAGTCAACGAAAAGGAGGTGAAGAAGATGAAGAACAACATCCAGAAAGAAATCCAAGAGCGCCGCGAACACGCCGAGCGCTTAAAGAAAATCGCCCTCAAGCTGTTCGAGCAACTCAAGAGCGAAAAGATTGATTTTTCGGACGCGGAACGCATCGTCAGTATGCTGTCGGCATCCGTGAAATCGGAGCGGGACAATCGGATGCTTTAATCCATGCTGTACGGACTGAACAGTTCATCGTCCGTCAGTTCAATGAGTTCATCCAGACAGGCTCTGTACCAATGTGCCAGCGCGCAGGCCGCCTGTGCAGGATCATCCAGATCAAGATTCTGCGGATGCTCTCCACGCTGAAGCGCAATCTGCAGCTTATTGTTGGCATAAGCTAATGCCAGATTGTGCCGCACCTTATTTCCGTCATTCACAGCGCTCACCTCCCTTCCTGTTTTTATCTATTGTACCGCAGACGGGAGCGCCTCACAACCCACCCGATGATGGCCCGGCGGCACGGGCCGAAACCATTCCGGTGACGCCGCCGGGATGGTCGTGGGAGCCACCCACAGAAAGGAGTGCTGACTATGGCACGCAAGAACAATTCCCTGAACCCCGCTGTGTACGGTCTGACGCAGCAGGACGTGGATCGCGTGATCCGCATCCACTCCATGTGCAAGGACATGGACGAGGACGCATTCGAGCAGATGGAGACCGCTGCGGCATCCATCAATCTGGTGGCCAGTCTGAAGAATCTGAACAACCGCCCCGTGGCATGAAAGGAGGTGAACTACATGGACAACAACAAAAAGCCCAGCGAACCGCTGGAGACGGAACGCTGGACTTTGAAGAATGCCTCGACCGAACAGCTCGTTACAGAACTATCAAGTCGAGAAGGTGTGGCATCTTACCGTGTCGAGCCGTATCAGTTCAAGACAGTAACTGCCGAGGGACCTGCGCTTGTTTTTATCGTCACCGATTAAGCAATGCGGCTATACGGATACACGTTACGAATGTAAGCATGGAAATACTTACCGTGCGAGGAAGCAGCCATCAGCCCTTGATAGACACTTTCCGGCACGCCGGTGTATTCGTAAATGCGTCCGCCGTGGAATGCGATGCAAAGAATACCATTCTCATAGCCAACGCTTTCCAGATTCGACGAAGAAACGGGAATCATCCGCATAATTTTCACCTCCTTTCCGCTCAAGTATACCGCAGAAGGGAGCCACCCACAAGGAGGTACATATTCACCATGAACGACTTGACCACATTCACTAATCCCGAGTTCGGGCAGGTGCGCACCGTCGAGATCGACGGCACACCTTGGCTCGTCGGCAAGGACGTTGCCGTGGCGTTGGGATATAAGAATCCCGGCAAGGCCATCATTGCCCACGTCGATGAGGAAGACAAGCGGCTTGAGATGCTGCCGCAGGAGACAGATTCCCAAAATGGGAATGCGTCCCCCGCATCCAAGACCGCTCTTATCAACGAAAGCGGCCTGTACAGCCTGATCCTGAGCAGCAAGATGCCCAAGGCAAAGGCTTTCAAGCGCTGGGTGACCAGCGAGGTGCTGCCCGCCATCCGCAAAACAGGCGCTTACGAGAGCTTTCAGGCACAGCAGCACATCGAGCAGCTGGAAGCCACCAACACCCGGCTGAACGCCGCCATTCAGGCGGTGGGCACCGCAAAACAGCAGCTGGCCGACGTCATCAGCCTGCGCAACGACTTCATCGAGCACCGGGACAACTACAAAGCCCGGTACATGCAGGCCAAGACCGACTACAGCAGGATCTGCGACAGTCTGCGGCAGGCCGAAGGCCTTGTGGCCAAGGCACAAGCCGATCTGGACAGCCGCATCGACCAGCTGAGCATCGTGGCCTTTGGCCTGCCCGGCTTCGACGAGATCATGAACGCCGTCATCGGCACATTGCCCGCCAAGAAGGAGGGATAAAATGTTGAACACATCAACCATTCTCGGCACTTTCAAGCAGATCCCGTACTGGAAGCTGCGGGGACGGTTCCACAGCTGCGGGTTCCGGGATCAGGAGATTGCAAATGCAATCGGCATCGGAACTGACACAATGAGCAAGCGGATGAACGGGAAGCAGCCTTGGACAAGCACTGAGATCGCAGAAATTTGCAAGACGCTTGATATCCCGCAGGATGAAATCGGGGAGCTGTTCTTCCCTACTGTTGAGAAAGGAGAATCCGCATGAGAATCAAATCTGGCGTTTGGTACTGGCTGGCCGTGGCCAGTGGGGCCGTGGGCCTGCTGTACGGCATGGGCGTTGAGGGCACTGTCCAGACGCTGGGCACCGTCTCGGACGGCGCGTTCATCACGGCCATGGTGCTGATCCTGCTGGCAATCTTCTTCATGCGGCTTGGCTTTGCAGCCGAAGCGCGTGAGAAGCGCCGCCGCAAGATTCACAAGCCGCAGGCCAATACCGTGAAGAGCGGCAGGAAGGCGGGCTGACACCACCCATGAATAAAGGAAAGCACTTTACCCGCGTTTGTTTGGACTGCGGCAAGGTGATGGAAAATGTTGCTGGCAACCTGCGCTTTTGCGCTTCCTGCCGCAGAGAGCGCCACAACCAATATTGCAGGGATTACAGGGCGCATAATGAAAAACCTACCAGCGTCATGTGGTACACCGTCTGGGACGCAAAGACCGGCAATCTGCTGGCATCCGGCACGTCCGAGATGTGTGCCCGGCGGCTGAGCTACAAGAGCGCGAACAGCTTTGCGTCTGCCGTCAGCCATGGGCTCAGCGGCAGCCATCGAACTTACAAGTACACATTTGCGCGGGAACGTATCGACCGCAGCGAGGTGGACAGCCTGCCGCCGGTACGCACTATACGAAAAAAGCCCGCCGGTGCGCCAACACCGACGAGCCCAAAGGGTGATGGAATTTGAAAGCCCCATCACCTCGATGATATCACAAAATCGGAGGTTTTACAATGAAAGGAATTTTGATCGAACCGGGCAAAGAACCGGTAGTCACCACCCTGCCGGACAGCCTGTGGGCCATTGAGAACCGGCTGGGCACCCGCAGTGAGATGATCGTACTGCCCCGCACCCCGGCGGTGCTGTTCGTGGGCCGGTACGATGGCCCCATCCAGCCCACCAGCCTGCTGAACCGGACGTACCGGGGCCGTCAGCTTTACGGACCCATCCTCTGCTACGGCTGGAAGGGCAACAACATCCAGCCCATGAGCAAGGATGTGCAGGCCGAGATGCTGGATCGCCTCAAGGACACGGAGGTGAGGGTATGAGCGAAGAACTTGCCGCAGCCCATGCCTTTGACTTTTCCGCTCTGGGCGACCTGTCCGAACAGGCCGTGGAGACCGATCAGCAGTTCGATCTGCACTACGGCATCGCACAGGATGAATACCTCATTTCCTGCATCTACGTTGCCAAAATGCACGCCCTGACGGCCAAGGCTGGCCGCTATGGCGGCGGCACATGGACAAAGTGGTATGAGAGCAAGGGCATGAGCGAGGGCAGCGCCCGAACCATGACCCAGAACGGAGATGCTTTTAAATCCGCAACAGTTGCGGATTTAAAATTACTGCCGTCCATCTCCCGCAAAGACCTGAACCTGATCGCCCGCTCCGGCTGCGCTGAACAGCTCACCGCAGCCGCCGGAGACAGCCAGCGGGTGCAGGAGCTGCTGGCCCAACTCAAAGCCGAAAAAGAGCGCGCCGATGCTGCCGAGAAGTCCGCTCAGAACGCCCGCAAGGAAAATGCCTATTTCAAGGAGCTAGTGAAAAGCGCCGAAGCCCAGACCCACAAGGACGCGGAAAAGCGGGAAGAAGCAGAAAGCCGCTACGAATCCGCTCTTGCGGATATCAATGGTCTGAAAGAGCAGAACGCCCAGCTGAAAGAGCGCGCCGACTCTGCCGAAGCCCGGGAAGAAGAAGCATGGAAGATGCAGAGCAAGGCCGAAGCCCGGGCCAAAAATGCTGAGGGCCAGCTTTCCGGCTCCCGGCAGGTGGCCGAAGCGGCAAAGCTCCGGGCGGATAAGCTGCAGGAAGAAAATGCGGCCCTGAAAAAACAGCCCATCGCCGCCGTGGTGGACGAGGAAGAAGTGGAACGCCGGGCAAACCAGCGGGCCCATGACATCGCCGAGGACTTAGCCGCCGAGATGACCGCCGACCTGCAGGCGCGGCTGGAACAGGCCTCTTCCGGCAGCGAACAGGATGCCCGCGATGCCTACGACAGCATCATTCTGGCCGGCCGTTCCATTACCAGCATCGTTCAGTCCGCCAAAATGCAGTTCCGCAAACTGCCGAACGACCAGCGTGAGACCGCGATCAACCAGTTCGTTCACACACTCGCATCCGCTCAAGGGGAGGTATCCGCATGTCTGTAAAGATCACGGCTCTGGAAGCCGAAAACGTCAAACGCATCAAGGCCGTTGCACTCACGCCGTCGCCCACTGGCCTCACCATCGTGGGCGGCAACAACAATCAGGGCAAGACCAGCGTGCTGGACGCTCTGGCATGGGCCCTCGGCGGCGACCGTTTCCGCCCGGACGCTGCCCAGCGGGACGGGGCCGTGGCTCCGGCGCATCTGAAGGTCAAGCTTTCCAACGGTGTGGTGGTGGAACGCAAGGGCAAAAATGCCAGTCTGACCGTCACTGACCCCACCGGGCGGCGTAGCGGGCAGCAGTTGCTCAACGCCTTTGTGGAGCCGCTGGCGCTGGACTTGCCCCGCTTCATGGAAGCCACCGACAAGGAAAAGGCCGATATCCTGCTGCGGATCATCGGCATCAGCACTGAGCTGCACACCCGTGACATGGAGATCAAGGCCCTGTACGACAAGCGCACCTTCACCGGCCAGCTGGCCGCGCAGAAAAAGCACTTTGCCGAGGAGCTGATCTCCTACCCGGATGCACCGGAAAAGCCGGTCAGCGCGTCCGACCTCATCCGCCAGCAGCAGGAAATCCTTGCCCGCAACGGCGAGAATCAGCGCAAGCGCCAGCAGTTCCATGAGCTGGCCCGCCAGCGGGATGAAGCACTGGAAGAAATGCACCGTCTGGATGAGCGCATCGCCGAATTGACTGCACAGAGGGAAGAAGTAAGCAAGAAGCACACGCTGCTGTTCACGCAGGCCATGGATGCCAGTAAAACGGCGGAACAGCTGCAGGACGAATCCACTGCCGAACTGGAAGCATCCATCCGGGATATCGAGGAGACCAACCGCAAAGTCCGCGCCAATCTGGAAAAATCCCGCGCCGAGGACGAAGCCGCCCAGTATGACAGTGAATATAAGCGCCTGACCGAAGCCATCGCGCAGAAGCGGGCCGACCGTATGGCCCTGCTGAACGGTGCCGACCTGCCCCTGCCGGGCCTTGGCGTAGAGGACGGTGCCCTTACTTATAACGGTAAGCACTGGCGGGACATGTCCGGCAGCGACCAGCTGCGGGTGGCCGCTGCCATCGTACGCCGCCTGAACCCGGATTGCGGTTTCGTGCTGCTGGACAAGCTGGAACAGATGGACATGACCACCCTGCAGGAGTTTTCCGCATGGCTGGAAGCAGAGCACCTGCAGGCCATTGCCACCCGGGTCTCCACTGGCAGCGAGTGCCAGATCATCATTGAGGACGGCATGGTGAAGGATGCCGAAACCACCCTGCCGCCCGTCACCGAAAAGCCCCAGCAGAAAAGCTGGACGAAAGGAGCGTTCTAAATGAGCAAGTATGCAGTCACTGCCGGGGTGCAGGATTCCCCGGTCAAGACCGTGCTGTACGGTCCGGAGGGCATCGGCAAAAGCACCTTTGCATCCCATTTCCCGAATCCTGTTTTCATCGATACCGAGGGCGGCACCAAGCGGCTGAACGTCAAGCGCCTGCCCCAGCCCACCAGCTGGGCCATGCTGCTGGATGAGGTGGCCGAGGTACGCAAGGGCAGTGTCCCCTGCGGCACGCTGGTCATTGATACCGCCGACTGGGCTGAACGCCTGTGCATTCAGGCCGTGTGTGCCAAAGCCAAGGTGAACGGCATCGAAGATTTCGGCTACGGCAAAGGCTACACCTATGTTAAGGAAGAGTTCGGCAAGCTGCTGGACGCGCTGGAAGAGGTGCTGCAGGCCGGGCACAACGTGGTGGTGCTGGCCCATGCCGCTATTACCAAATTTGAGCAGCCGGATGCCGTGGGCAACTACGACCGCTGGAGCATGAAAACTTCCAAACAGGTGGCCCCGCTGCTGCGCGAGTGGTGCGATATGCTGCTGTTTGCCAACTACAAGACCGTTGTGGAAAAGGTGGGCGACGGCAAGAACGCCAAGAGCAAGGCCAGCGGCGGCAGGCGTGTACTGTACACCGCGCATCACCCCTGCTGGGATGCAAAAAACCGCTTTGACCTGCCGGAGGAAGTACCCTTTGACTATGCCAGCATTGCCGCCTGCATCCCCGGCGCAATGTCTGCACAGGCACCAAAACCGGAACCGCAGCCGCGTTCCCAGCCGGAAGCCGACATCCTGCCCAGCCCGCAGCAGGAAGCAAAGCCGGTGGCTCAGCCGCAGCCCGCACCGCTGCAGGAAAGCTCCGAGAAAAATGTTCTGCTCAGTCTGGGCGTGCCCGAAAAGCTGGCCGCTCTGATGAGCGCCAACAAGGTCAGCTGTGAAGAACTGCAGGGCGTTGTGGGCAAACGGGGCTATTTCCCGGAGGATATGCCCATCAAGGACTACCCCGCTGACTTTGTGGAGGGCTGTCTGATCGCCGCATGGCCGCAGGTGTTCCAGATGGTGCTGGATAACCGTGATATCCCGTTTTAACAGGCTCCCTCAAGGAGGGAGCTGGCACGTGTAAGCGTGACTGAAGGAGTTTTATAATAAAGGAGTAATTACTTATGAACGAAATGAACACCACCGACCGCGCCCTGAGCTGGGACGACGAATTTACCAACGAGCAGCAGGAGTTCGTGCTCCTGCCCGAGGGCGAGTATGCCTTTGAGGTCACCGGCATGGAGCGTGCCCGCTTTGAGGGCAGCGCCAAGCTGCCGCCCTGCTCCATGGCAAAGCTGACCCTGAAGATCTTCGGCGGGGCCAAGGGCGACACCACCGTGACCCACCGCCTGTATCTCCACACCAAAACGCAGGGCCTGCTGGGCGCTTTCTTTGAGAGCATCGGTCAGTGCAAGCGCGGCGAGACCTTCCGCCCCCGCTGGAACGAGGTCGTGGGTGCCAAAGGCATCTGCAAACTGGGTGTCCACGAGTACACCAAGCAGAGCGGCCCCCACGCGGGTGAGACCGGCCAGAGCAACGAGGTGGCGCGCTTCCTGCCGCCGCCGGAACCCAAGGCCGCACCCACTCAGGGCTGGACGCAGGGGGCATTCTGATGGGGCAGGAACTGAGACCCTACCAGCAGCAGGCCCGCGACCACATTCATGCCGAGTGGGAGAACGGCCACACCCGCACCCTGTTGGTGCTACCTACCGGCACCGGCAAGACCATCGTGTTTGCATCGGTAGCTGCCGATCAGGTGCGCGCCGGTGACCGGGTGCTCATTCTGGCCCATCGCGGTGAGCTGCTGGAACAGGCAGCGGACAAGCTGCAGCGTTCCACCGGCCTTGTCAGCGCGGTGGAAAAGGCAGATGCCACCTGTCTGAATACATGGTTCCGCGTTGTCGTGGGCAGCGTGCAGACCCTGCAGCGCACCGCCCGGCTGGAACGCTTCCCCCGGGACTACTTCGGCACCATCATCATTGACGAGGCGCACCACGCCATCACCGACGGCTACCGCCGCATCCTGGACTATTTCGGGGATGCAAAGGTGCTGGGCGTCACCGCCACGCCGGATCGCGGCGACATGCGCAATCTGGGCGAGGTGTTCGACAGCCTTGCCTTTGAGTATAAGCTGACCGACGCCATCAAAGAGGGTTATCTGTGCCGCATCATGGCCCAGACCATCCCCCTGAAGCTGGACATTTCTTCTGTCACCATGAGCGGCGGGGACTACGCCGTGGGAGACCTCGGCACGGCGCTGGACCCCTATCTGGAACAGATCGCCGCCGAGATGGCCCAGCGCTGCAAAGGCCGCAAAACGGTGGTGTTCCTGCCCCTCATCAAGACCAGCCAGAAATTCCGCGACCTGCTGAACTCCCATGGATTCCGTGCCGCCGAGGTCAACGGCCAGAGCACCGACCGCAAGGAAGTGCTGGCCGATTTCGATGCAGGCAAATACAACGTGCTGTGTAACTCCATGCTGCTCACCGAGGGCTGGGACTGCCCCAGCGTGGACTGCGTTGTGGTACTGCGGCCCACCAAGGTGCGCAGCCTGTACAGTCAGATGGTAGGGCGCGGCACCCGGCTCTCCCCGGGCAAGACCGACCTGCTGCTCCTCGACTTTTTGTGGATGACCGACAAGCACGAGCTGTGCCGCCCGGCGGATCTGGTCTGTGAGGACCGCGCCGTGGCCCGGCAGATGACCGAAAATCTGGCCCAGACCGGATGCCCGGAGGACATCGAGGAAGCAGCCGTGCAGGCCAGCGAGGACGTAGTGACCCAGCGGGAAGAAGCACTTGCAAAACAGCTGGAAGAACAGCGCCGCAAAAAAGCCCGTCTCGTGGACCCGCTGCAGTACGAAATGAGCATTCAGGCTGAAGACCTTGCCGGATATGTGCCGGCCTTTGGCTGGGAAGCAGGCCCGCCCACCGAACAGCAGGCCGCCGCGCTGGAAAAGCTTGGCATCCTGCCGGACGCGGTGGAATCCGCAGGCAAGGCTTCCCTGCTGCTGGACCGGTTGAACAAGCGCCGCGCTGAAGGCTTGACCACACCCAAGCAGATCCGCGTGCTGGAACGTTACGGTTTCCAGAGCGTGGGCACATGGAGCTTCGATGCAGCCAAACACATGATCGACCGCATTGCGGCAGGCGGCTGGCGCGGCGTGCCCAAGGGCGTGAACCCAAAGACTTACACTCCTGCACAGGAGCCGCCCACATCAGACATTGACTTCGGATGGTAACGCGAATGGAACATGAAAATGAACTCAAGGAAGCATTGGACTTCGTATCCCCGTCCGCCCTGACCTATGACGAATGGCTCATGGTGGGCATGGCACTGAAGGATGCTGGTCTGCCCGTTACCATCTGGGAACAGTGGAGCACACGCGATGCGGGCCGCTATCATAAGGGCGAGTGCGTCAGGAAATGGGAAAGCTTTCACGGCGGCGGGGCCAGCCCCGTCACCGCAAGCAGCATCTTCCAGCTGGCCTACAGCCACGGATGGAGCGGCCCGGCGGGCCATGCGCTGGACTGGGGCGACGAGCTCTCTGCCGGGCCCGGTGCCCAGACCGAGGGCCGCGTGGTAGATCCCCGGTGGGTGGAAGCCCATGAGCTGGCCCTGCCCGAAGAGTGGCACCCCGCCGACCAGCTCAAGCGCTACCTGCAAGCCCTGTTTGAGCCGGATGAATATGTGGCCTATGTGACCGAAAGCTTTATGGCCGCCGACCGCCGCCGCCCTGCAAAAGGCAGCTGGACCCGCACCGCAGGGCAGCTCATCACCGAGCTGGATGCCTGCGGCGGTGACCTCGGCAAGGTGGTGGGCGACTGTGATCCTGAAGTAGGTGCATGGATCTGCTTCAACCCTGTGGACGGCACCGGACGCAAGGATGCCAATATTACTGCCTATCGCTATGCCCTCGTAGAGTGCGACAACATGGAGCTGGGCAAGCAGCAGGCTATCATCAAGCAGCTGGAACTGCCCTGTGCGGCGCTGGTCTACTCCGGCGGCAAGAGCGTCCACGCCATCGTGAAGGTGGATGCCCCGGACTACGCCGAGTACCGCAGGCGGGTGGATTATCTCTATTCCGCCTGCCAGAAAAACGGCCTGACCATCGACCAGCAGAACCGCAACCCTTCCCGCCTTTCCCGGATGCCCGGCATCCCGCGCGGGGACAAGAAACAGGTGCTGCTTGAGACCAACATCGGCAAAAGCTGCTGGGACGAATGGCGGGACTGGCTGGAAGCCGAGACCGACGAGCTGCCGGACACCGAGAACCTTGCCGCCGACTGGGCCAGCCTGCCGCCGCTGGCCGACCCGCTCATCTTCGGGGTGCTGCGCAAGGGGCACAAGATGCTGCTGGCAGGCCCCAGCAAGGCCGGCAAGAGCTTTGCCCTCATCGAGCTGTGCATCGCCATCGCCGAAGGCAGGCCGTGGCTGGGCCGGTTCTCCTGCGCACAGGGCAAGGTGCTGTACATCAATCTGGAGCTGGACCGGGCCTCCTGCCTGCACCGCTTCAAGGACGTGTACACCGCCCTCGGCCTGCCCCCGCAGAACCTGCGGAACATCGACATCTGGAATCTGCGCGGCGCGTCCGTGCCCATGGACAAGCTGGCCCCAAAGCTCATCCGCCGGGCCCAGAAAAAAGGCTACACCGCCGTGATCCTCGACCCCATTTATAAGGTCATCACCGGCGACGAGAACAGCGCCGACCAGATGGCAAAGTTCTGCAACCAGTTCGACCTGGTCTGCCGGGAGCTGGACTGCGCCGTCATCTACTGCCATCACCACAGCAAAGGTGCCCAAGGCGGCAAGCGCAGCATGGACCGTGCATCCGGCTCCGGCGTGTTCGCCCGCGACCCGGATGCCATGCTGGACATGACCGAGCTCACCCCCACCGATGCCATCCGGGAGCAGCTGCATAACAAAGCAGCCTGCCGCGTAATCAAGGCCATGTTGGACAAACGCGGTCATGCGGATGCCTACGGCTTGGATGATACCCTCAGCCGCCACCGGATGCTGACCATCGCAAAGGAAAAACTGGGCCTTGCAGATCTGCGGGCCATCGATGCCGAGGTCGCGGCTGCCGAGAAAAAGGCAGACGGCATGACCGCATGGCGCATCGAGGGCACCCTGCGCGAGTTTGCCCGCTTCGACCCGGTGAACCTCTGGTTCGACTACCCTGTGCACAAGCCGGACAGCGGCCTGCTGGAGGACCTGCAGCCGGACAGCGATTTCAAAACGCTGGGCAGCCGCGGTGCATCCAAGCGCTGGGGCGATAAAGGCAAGGTGACCAAGGACAAAAAGGCCGAACTGGACACCGCCTTTGAAGCCTGCATGATGGATGGCGAAGTTACCGTCTATGCGCTGGCTGAATACATGGACCTGAAGCCCCGCACCATCAAGACGCGGCTGAAAGATGACGGACGTTTCTGGATCGATGGCGAGAAAGTGGGACGCAAGGAACCCGGCAGCGCAGGTTAAACATTTTGTAATAGTTTCAATTACAGCTTGTTGTAAAAATGCAGAAATAGCCGCTATTTTGCACGACACGAAAAACTGCAATTTTGCAGTTATAGCCGCTATGACTGCAGATTTTGCAGTGCAAAATAGCCTATATATAATAGCTAAAACTGCAACTGCAATTGTGATGGGGTCTCCCGAAGGATGGGGCGACCACAGCCCCCATCCATTCGGGGAACCCTCCCCATCACGTTGGCGCTAAAACCAGAAAAAAAGAAAAAACGAGGTGAACCCCATGTATATGCAATTCTTTCTCCCCATGCAGCCGCCCACCACCACCCACAACGCAAAGCAGCTGCACGCCTACATGAAGGGCGGGCAGCCGCACGCGGTGCTCCACGACAGCCCGGAACTGAAACAGACCCGTGCCAAGCTCCACGCCCATCTGGCACCCCACGCGCCGGAAAAGCCCATCCCCGCAGGCCGTCCGGTGCGTCTGCTGGTCAAGTGGTGCTTCCCTGCCGAGGGCCGCAAAAACGGCAGCTGGCGCACCACAAAGCCGGACACCGATAATCTGGAAAAGGCCCTCAAGGACGAAATGACCCGCCTGCACTTCTGGGCCGACGACGCGCAGGTGTGCAGCGAGATCGTGGAAAAATTCTGGTCGGACCCCTGCGGCGTGTTCGTCCGGGTGGAGGAACTGTAATGACCTACGAAGAGAAAAAGGCATGGCTCTGGCGGTACCGGACGGCAAAGCGGTTCGAGCTGCTCAAACTGGACGAGCTGGCCACGCTGCAGACCGATGCCACCCACACCACCCAGCGCTTTTCCCCTGTGCCGGGCGGCAGCGGCGACGGACAGGCTCTGCCCCGCAGTGTGGAACGCATCGACGAGGCCCGCCGGGCCGCTGAGGCGCAGTCTGCCGTGTGCGATGCCATCCGGGCCGAGATCATGGAGGTGTTCAGCCAGCTGGACGATGAGGTGGATTTCATGATCCTGTTCCGGCGGTACATCCTGCTGGAGGACTGGCCGGACATCGCGATCAACATCCGCAGTTCCCGCAGCCAGATGTTCCAGCGCCACAGCGCGGCCATAAAAAGACTGAATATCAAAAGTCCGGACTGAACCGGAGCGAACCGGACTTGATAATACTGTCAACCCCTGCTAAAATTTAAAATGCCGAAGCCCGCAGGAAAGACTTACTCCCTTCATCCCTGCGGGCTTTGTGCTGCCTGGCTGACACAGAGGATCACCTTTCCCGACCAACAGCCTGAATGTACCAGCCGGGCGTTTTTTTGAATATCCTGCCGTTCGGATCTTCCGGGCGGCTTTTTGATTTTACGGCAAGAGAGGTGGTGACGTGGCCAACGAAGAAAATCTCATCCCGTTCAACGAACGAACGGAGAGCGAACAGAGACAGATCGCCCAGAAGGGCGGCATTGCTTCCGGTGCGGCCCGCCGCCGCAAGCGCAGCATGAAAGAAGCGGCGGACTACTATCTCAGCCTGCCGGAGACCGACCGCCGCCGGGTGAATGCCCTGCTGCGGGATGAGGTGGACAATGAGGACATCGACAATCAGATGTCGGTGGTCATGGGCATTACTGAAGCCGCCAAGCGCGGTGATGCCCGTGCCGCCGGGGTGCTGTTGAAGATGCTGGGCGAGGAGGCTGTGCAGGAGGACCCGGCAGCGGATGCACTGGAAGCTGCCCGTAAGCTGCTGGGAGGTGTGGACAGTGCCATTGACTGAGTTTCAGCAGGAGTTCCTTCGCAATTGCTCCCACCGCTGGAACGTCAAGACTGGGGCCACCCGCTCCGGCAAGACCTATCTGGACTGCGCTGTTACCATCCCCAAGCGCATTTGCGCGGCCCGGGACGAGGGCCTTTGCGTCATGCTGGGCAACACCCTCGGCACGCTGGAGCGCAACGTGCTGGAGCCCATGCGGGCGCTCTGGGGCGCTGATCTCGTGGGCGTCGTGCGCACCTCGGCGTCCGGCAACATCGTGCAGCTGTTCGGCCGCAAGGTGTACGTGCTGGGTGCCGACAACAAAAAGCACATTGCCCGCATTCAGGGTGCAGCCTTCGAGTACGCCTATGGGGACGAGATCACTACTTGGGACGAGGGCGTGTTCCAGATGCTGAAAAGCCGTCTGTCCTGTCCGCACAGCCATTTTGACGGCACCTGTAACCCGGATAACCCCCAGCACTGGTTCAAGCAGTTTCTGGACAGCGACGCGGACATCTACTGTCAGGCCTACACCATCGACGACAACCCCACTCTGCCGCCGGAGTTCGTGGCCCAGCTGAAAAAGGAGTACGCGGGCACGGTCTACTATAACCGCTTCATCCTCGGCCAGTGGGCTGCAGCGGGCGGCATCATCTACCGCCCTTTTGCAGACAGCATTGCCGCCGGGGATGGGCGTTTCCTCTGGCCTGCGGACAAGCCCTGCCGCCCGTGGCGCATCCACATCGGGGTGGACTTCGGCGGCAACGGCTCCCGGCACGCTTTTGTTGCTGCCGGCATCCTGCCCTACTACGCGGGGGTCGTGGGGCTGGCATCCGCCCGCATCGACCCGAAGGATCAGGATGCAGACTTCCTCGCCGCGCAGCTGATCGATTTCTGCACCGCCGTGTTCGCGCGGTACGGCGAGATCCACTATATTTTCTGCGACAGCGCCGAACAGACGCTGATCAACCACATTCGCACCCGGCTGCGTGCCTCCCACCTGAGCTGGCTGGCCGACCGGGTGCAGAACAGTGCCAAAATCCAGATCATCGACCGCATCCGCCTGACATCCATCCTGATGGGTGGCGGGCGCTTTTGGTATCTGCCGGAGGCTGCCACCCTGCGGGACGCCCTTGCCAGCGCCCTGTGGAGCCAGAAGCACCCCGGCGTGGATGAACGTCTGGACGACGGCACCACCGACATTGACACCCTCGATGCCTTCGAGTACACCATCGAACGCGATTACAGGAGACTGACTGCAAGATGAACGTTGCCGCTTTTATTGAATACCTGAACAAAACCAGAAATCTGCGGCTGGATGCAGACTACTACGGCAATATCGAAATCTGGCGGCAGTGGTGGAAGGGCGACGTGCCCGACATCCACGACCAGAAAGAGGACGCCCCGGACGGCAGCGTCATTTCGCGGCGTCTGGCTTCCCTGCGGATGCCGAAGCACGTCTGCGAGGACTGGGCAAACCTGCTGCTCAACGACAAGACCACTCTCCAGATCGGCGATGCATCCACCTCTGCCTATCTGCTGGGCAGCGATGAACAGCAGACCGGGGGCCTTTTGCGGCAGCTGCATTTCTGGGAGAACGCAAACCGGCTGGTGGAGCAGGCCTACTGGTCGGGCACCGGCGCTTTTGTGATGAGCGTGGAGAACCTGACGGTGGATGCCTCCGGCAACGCTCTGCCTTCGCCGCAGGGGAGCATCCGGCTGGACTACGACCCAGCCTGCTGCATCCTGCCCATCAGCGTGGAGCGCGGCGTTGTGACCGAAGCGGCCTTTGTGTCCGAGTGCATGATGGGCGGCAAGCCTGCCGTCTACCTGCAGACCCACACGGTCAGGAACGGCAGCCGCACCATCACCAACGAATGGTTTGAGGTGACGGACGATATCTCCGGCACGCCGAAATTCGCGAAGGCCAAGACCCCGCCGGGCATGGTGGAGAGCATCACGGTCAGCGGCTCACCGGCATGGTTCAGCCTGTTCAGCCCGGCGGCTGCCAAGAACATCGACGGCGGCATGGGGCTGGGCATGAGCATCTTCTCCGAGGCGCTGGACGCGGCACAGATGGTGGACTACGCCTTCGACAACTACCGGCAGGACATCCGCCTCGGCGGCAAGAAGATCTTCTATGACCGCTCCCTGTGCCGCAAGTGGGTGGACAAGGAAGGCACCGAGCACGCCGTGCCGCCGGATGCCGTCCACCGGCAGATCTTCTACGAGCTGCCAACGCCGGAAGGCGGCATCGACCAGCCCGCTGCATGGCGGGAGTATAACCCCGACCTGCGCACCGCTTCCAACCATCAGGCGGTGCAGGACGCGCTGGACATGATGAGCTTCAAGTGCAAACTGGGCTGCCACCGCTATAAGTTCGATCAGGGCACCGTGACCACCGCCACCGAGTACACCGGCAGCCGGCAGGACCTTGTGCAGAACGCCAACAAGAACCAGATTCCCATCGAGACGGCACTGATCGGCATCCTGCGTGCCATGCTGTGGGCGGCGAAGAACCTGCTGGGCGCGCCGGTAGACCCGGAGACCAGCATTTCCGTCAACTGGGACGACAGCTACATCGTCAGCGAGCAGGAACGCACAAACCAGCTGCGGGAGGACGCCATTGCGGGCCTTGTGCCCCGCTGCCGGTATCTCGCTGCCCGGTACAGCCTGAGCGAGGACGAGGCCCACCAGTGGACGGCAGAGGCCAAGGCTGACAGCCAGACCGAAGAGCAGCTCACCTTCGGGGGTGCCTGATGCTGCCGCCGTCTTATCTCGACCAGATGCCGGATGCATTTGTGCAACTCTGGCAGCAGGTCGAAGAACAGATCCTGCAGGACGTTGCCCGGCGCATCGGCAAGATGGACGCGGTGACCCCAACCGCCAACTGGCAGCTGTGGCGCTACCAGCAGACCGAGGCGCTGCGCAACGACGTGGTGAAGCTGCTGGCCAAGTACACCGGCAAGAGCGAAGCAGCCATCCGCAAGCTGCTTTTGCAGGCCGCGGCCGAAGCCATGGAGCGTGAAGATGCGATCTATTACCACTACGGCAAAGAGCCGCAGCCCTTTGAAGAAAGCGCCGCCCTGAACAATTTGTTAGACGCCGGTGCGCGGCAGACCTGCGGCACATGGCAGAACCTCACGGCCACCACGGCAAACACCGTCACAGGGGCCTTTGAACGCACACTGGACGCCGCATGGCTCAAAGTGAGCACCGGTGCCTTCGACTACAAAACCGCCGTCAAGCAGGCCGTGGACAGCCTTGCGGACGAGATGCCCATGGTCACATACCCCAGCGGGCATAAGGACAGCATCGAGGTGGCCGCACGCCGTGCCGTGCTCACCGGTGTGAACCAGACGACTGGCAAGCTGCAGGTGGCCCGCATGGACGAGATGGGCTGCGAATTTGTGGAGACGACCGCCCACGGCGGTGCCCGTCCTTCTCATGCAGAATGGCAGGGCAGGCGCTTCCACCGGGGCGGTGCGGTGGACTACAAGGGCAGGCACTACCCGGATTTTGAAGCCGCAACCGGCTACGGCACCGGCGCAGGCCTTTGCGGCTGGAACTGCCGCCACACCTTTTTTGCGGTGTTCCCGGAGCTGGGCGACCCGCCCCAATGGACGCAGGAGCAGCTGCGGGAGCTGAACGCCCGGGACATCGAGTGGAACGGCAAAAAGTACACCGCTTACGAGATCTCCCAGATGCAGCGTGCCCGGGAGCGGAACGTCCGCCGCTGGAAAAAGCGGTATCTGGCCGAGGACGCCGCCGGGCTGGACACCACCGACAGCGCTGTGCGCCTGAAAGCGGCCCGCCAGAGCCTTGCAGAGTTTGCACAGGCCACCGGCGGCCGTGTGGACAGCGCCCGCACCAGCGTGCCCAAGTTCGGCAGGAGCGAAGCCAGCAGGGCAAGCGCACAGGTGCGGAAGGCGGAGCCGCATAAGGTTCAAAGCACACGGGGTAGCGGCGGCGCATCTGGACAGAATGGAAAAACCGTGCGTAAAGTTTTGGGAAAGGTCGATACGACCAACACGAAACAGGTTGAAGCACTTAAAGATTCGTTTTGTACTGGCTATGCCAAATCCAATGTTGAGCATATGTTGGTCATCACCCAAAGTGGTGAAGTCCATTACATGACCGATAACAACCCCAGAGGGGTTGACTGTTCGTATCTGGGTGGTAAACTGAAAGGGAGTTACAACATTCACACCCATCCACCGAAAACCACGCAATATTCTTTTAGCACAGACGCAGATATCCCCGGCGCATTCGCTGACGGTACTGCTGTCATGGAAGCGGTTGACTACAAATACCGCTATCGTTTTGTTGTACCTGAAAATATCACGTTTGAGCAGTGGGAAGCCGTGTGTGAGGAAGTTCGCGAGGAGCGAAATGCCGTAATGGAAAGCAGAGGGTATGGCTTCGATGATTATGAAGAAAATATCCAGCATGTCATTATTGACGAAACATGCCGCAGACTTGGCTTGAAGTGTTATCACAGGGAGAAGCGAACATGATTTATACTCTGGAACAGATTGACCAGCTCACAAAGGAAAGCGTCCGGCGTGAAAATGCGCTCATTGCTGAATATCGGCGTACACATACAGTCCCCGGCAGAGGGGTTATTTCTACTCCCGAAATTGATGCTGAGCGTGCAGAGCAAAAGCGTCTGTATGGGGAATACCTCAAAGCTCTTGCCAATAAGGATTAACCACCATCCACCCGGACGGTGGTTTTCTTTTGCCAATTTTTCAGGAGGTACACTATGGTTACTACGGTTCTTGTTGTTTTGATGATCCTTGCCCTGCTTGAGATCGTTCTGCTGAACGGTGCCCGGCTGTTCTTCATGATCGTATCTGCCATTCAGAACGCGCAGGACGACAAATACACGCCGCACCCGCACCCCAAAAAGTAACACCGGATAAAACACCCCTGTTTTAGTCGATATCAAGCACGATGCAGTTTGCACCGTGCTTTTTTCATGCCGTTTTAGCTCATGTCGGAAGAGCGCCGGTCTCCAAAACCGGAAGCGGCAGGTTCGAGCCCTGCAAACGGTGCCATGCGGCGGGCGGCGCGTACCCCGCCCAAGACCGAATACTGACAGAGAACAGTGTAAAAAACTGAGGTCTCACACACGAAAGGAGTTTCCACCATGAAGCGTGAAGACGTGAAGAACAAGATCCCCGGCATCACCGACGAGCAGCTCAACTGGATCATGCAGGAGAACGGCGCAGACATCAACCGGGAGAAGTCTGCCGCCACGGCTCTGCAGGCCCAGCTGGACAACGCAAACGCCCAGCTCAAGACCGCACAGGACGGCCTGAAAGCCTTTGACGGCGTGGACGTGGCAGGCCTGCAGGAGCAGGTCACCAAGCTGAAGGCCGACATGAAGGCGCAGGCCGAGGGCTTTGCCTTTGATAACGCCCTGAATGCCGCCATCATGAGCAAGAAGGGCCGCAGCGTCAAGGCAGTGCGTGCTTTGCTGGATCTGGACGCCCTGAAGGGCTCTGCCGACCGCAGCACCGACATTGCCAAGGCGCTGGACGAAGCCGCCAAGGCGAACCCGTGGGCGTTCGGCGAGGACGGCGCAGCCGGTGTGGCTGTGGTCTCCACCGGTGCCGAGCACGGTGCCCCTCCTGCCAACGACAGCGATGGTGTGGAAGCCGCTTTCAAATCCCTGAACCCTGAACTGAACCTGTAACAACGAAAGGAGATTTCTATGGCACATGCAAGTCAGGAGCGTTACTCCGCTCTAGTGGATGCAAAGCTGCGTGCGACTCTGGTCACCCGCGACAATACCATCTTCAACAACCGCTATGAGGGCAGCCCCAAGGCCGGTAAGGTCAAGATCCCTGTCCGCGACACCGAGGTGGCCGTCAAGGCCTACGACAAGGCAAACGGCGTGGATGCCGATGCCGGCACCACCACCTATCTGGATCTGGACATCGACAACGACGAGGCCGTGAACGAGATCATCGACGGCTTTGACGCTGCATCCGTGCCCGACGACATCACCGCCGAGCGTCTGGACAGCGCAGGCTACTCCATGGCTCTGTCCATCGACAAGAAGTCCATCGAGGCGCTGCAGGGCGCTGAGGGTGCCAACATCAGCGCCACCAAGACCGCCTGCACCGTTTCCACCGCCTACAAGGAGGCTCTGGCTGCAAAGCGCACCCTGAGCCGCAACGGCGTGCCGCAGGCCGGCCGCTGGATGATCGTCAGCCCCGAGTATCTGGAGATCCTCATGCAGGACGACCGCTTCATCAAGCAGGGCGATCTGTCCCAGCAGCTGGTGCAGACCGGCGCAGTGGGTCAGATCGCGGGCTTTGCGGTGTACGAGTCCAACAACATGGATTTCGAGAACACCACCCGCGTGGCCAGCAAGAAAACCACCACCGAGTTCATCTGCGGCCACCCCAACTGGTGCCACCGCGTCATGGAGTGGCAGACCCCGGTGCACCTGCAGGATCTGGGCGGCTCCGGCAAGTACATCGGCGCATCCGCTGTGCAGGGGCGCAAGGTGTACGGCATCAAGGTGTCCAAGCCCAAGACCCTGTACATCAAGCGCATCGAGGCGTAAGGCCATGCTCTACTGCACCTATGACCAGTATGCGGCTGCAGGCGGCACGGTGCCGGAAGCGGCCTTCGGGGTGCTGTGCAGCCGTGCTTCCCGCATGATCGATGCCGCCACCTTTGGCCGGGCGGAGAGCCATGCCGCCGGGTGCGAGGCCTGCCGGGCAGCGCTGGCAGATGCCTGCACGCAGATTATCGGACTGTTGGCCGCTGCATCTGCGGCGGGTGCTGTACCGGGTGCTGCCAGTGTCTCCAACGATGGCTACAGCGTCACCTTTGGCAGCAATGCCAGTGTGACCGCCGCCGCCCGGCGGGAAGCCTATGAGATTATCCGCACCGCGCTGGGCAGTGACCCGCACGGCCTGCTGTACAGGGGGATTTTGTGATGCAGACTGCCGTTACTGTGGTGAACCTCATCCACGACACTGCCACCGAGACGGACAGGCCGGTGTGCTGGGTGTTCGCCGGGTGCAGCTGGCGGGAATGCCGCTCCACCTCCGGCTCCGGCACTGCCAAGGACCCGGAGCGCACTACGCACATCCGCATCCCGGCCAGCGTGTGTACGGCGGGCTACCTGCCCTACGCTCAGTGGGCGGCTCTGCCTGCTGCCGAAAAGGCCAAGCACTGGACCCTGAAACGCGGCTGGAAGCTGGTGCAGGGTGCAGTGCCTGCCTTGACCGCCGAAGAGTACGCCCGGCTTGAAAAAACGCACCTGTGCTGCACGGCGGCGGCTGTCTCGGACGACCGGGAGCCGCTGCTGCCCCACTGGCACGTGGAAGGGAGCTGACACCATGAGCGAGATTATTCCCTTTGGCCCCGCTGCGCCGTCAACGAAGCCCGTTTTTGAGCCGCCTGATGGTTGGAAATACCGGACAGACGGCGTGCAGATGGAGTTGAAATGGCGGCCGGATTTTGGAGCCGAAAAGACTGCCGCCCTGCAAAAGGCACAATATGCCCTTGCACAGGAAGCTGCCAAGCTGATTGACAGCTATGTGCCGTTCGATACCGGCACGCTGAAGAACAGCGTCAATCTTGCCAGCAAGTACGACGAGGGCTTGCTGGTCTATAACACGCCCTACGCCCGCAGGCAGTATTACCTGCACGAACAGGGCACTTGCCTGCATGGCGAGACCGGCCTGCGCGGCTCTTACTGGGGCCAGCGGGCACTGGCAGATATCGGTGCGCACCTTGCTCTTTACGGCGCGCGTGCCGTCACGACATTCTGGGGAGGGATGGGAAACTTATGAGCGAGACCATAAAGCCCACCATTGCCGCCCTGCGGGCATGGCTCAAGACCTGCCCGCTGATTGCCGACGAGCAGGAAGCCACCGGTGCGGCCTTCCGCATTGCCGGACTGGAAGAAGAATCCACCGCCTTTTCCATCGAGGACAGCCCCGGTGACCCCATCATCACCGAGTACATCTCCGGTTGGGAAATGGCGAAGAATTACCTCTTTCTGTCCAGACGGGAGTACAGCGAGGTGGATGCCGTCAACATCCAGAACAGCGGCTTTTTCGAGCAGCTTACCGAGTGGGTCATGCGGCAAGATGCCCGGCACAACCTGCCCGACCTCTCGGCCTGCGGCGGGGGCAAGACCCCTACCGGCATTGCCGTGACGAACAGCGGCTACATCGTCACAAACAGCGCGGGCAGCTGTAAGATGCAGCTGCAAATGCGCCTGACCTACTACATGCCAAAATGAAAGGAGTTTTGATATGACTGTATCCGAAGCCATTACCAAGTCCGGCCTGACGCCCAGCGCCAGCTACACCGGCATTGAGACGGCGAACGATTTTGTGCTGGCGTTCCAGATCGATAGCACCCAGACCAAGGAAAGCCAGTGGATCGTCTGCGCCGACCATGTGAAGGAGCATTCCGGCTCCCTGAACGCCACCACCGAGGATGCTCAGTACATCCGTACCGGCAACGTCACCGAAAAGACCGGCACCCAGCGCACCCTTGCCGTCAACGGCGACCGCTGCGTGGGCGATGCTTTTCAGGATTTTGTGCTGAGCCACAAGATCGTGTACGGCACCGGCAGCGATATCATTGTGCCCTACATCTACTTCAGCCTGCGCACCGGCAAGGGCGAGAAAGGCAGCGCTGCCATCATCGTCACCAGCGACGTGGGCGGTGCAGCCGGTTCCAAGGCCACCTTTGCCTGCGACGTGAAGGCCGTCGGCACGCCGGATGAGTTCACGTTTGCGGAGTGAAACGACGCAATGAAAGCCCCAGTGGGGCTTTTAAGTGACAGAGCGGTCTCGCATAGCGAGATGGAGGGGTCTCACCCCGACAAGCTCGACTACACCACCGCAGCCGCCGGCTGAACTTTCCCGCATCTTTCCCCGCTCCGCACCGGAACGGGGATTTTTTATGCCGTGAAACAGTAAAAGAAGCTGGTGCAAATCCGGCACACGGCCCAAGAAAGGAGCCAGAACATGGTTATTTGTGGACAGGAATTTGAATTTTCCCTGATGAACGCCAACGACCTTGACCGCTTTGAGGACGCCAACGAGCAGATGCAGCGCCGGAGCGCCGAGGAGACGGAGCATTTCCATCGCGGCGGTGTCCGTCTGGGCGACCATGCACGTGCACAGGCACGCATTGCCATGGACTGCATCGACGAGATTCTCGGTGCAGGCGCGTCCGACCGTCTGGGGCTTAACGAAAACTACATGGCACCCATCTATGACGTGATCGAGGAACTGGGCAATGCCTTTGCCGCCGAGAAACAGCGCTATGCCGCCAGAGCCGCCCAGCCCATGAACCGCCAGCAGCGCCGTGCCGAGCAGAAAGCCCGGCAGCGTACCCGGACGGCGGGGCGCATCGTTGAAACCAACGAAATCATCCGTATGCCGCCCAAGGTAACTATTCACGAGGACCCCGCAGACAGGGCCCTGCGTCTGGCAGATGCCCGTGTCGCGGTGGACGCTTTGAAGGACGACCCGGAGGCCATGCAGCAGCTGGCCGACTACGCCCTGAAGATCGCAGCGGAGCGCCATGTCTGATCTGCTGACGGACGCACTGCCCACCGTATGGCATGGCCGGGCCATTGACCCGGACTTTCGGCACATGGTGTGGCTGAGCAATGTCTACCGGCGCGGGGCCGGAGACGACCCGTTGGCACTGGCGTGCCGCGCCGTCCGGCGGTTTTACCGGGACCCGCAGCCGCTGCTGAGCAATGCTCAGGCGTGCATGGAAGCGTATCAGCATCTCATCGAGTTTTGCATTGCCGGAGAGCAGGCCGCAGAACCCACGGCCAGCGCTGCCACCAGCGGCCCGGAAAAGCCGCCCGCCTTCGACTACCAGTGTGATGCCGGTTACATCGTGGCGGCGTTCCAGCAGGCCTACGGCATCGACCTGACCCGCGAAAAGATGCACTGGTTCCGGTTCCGTGCGCTGTTCGCGGCCCTGCCGGAGGAGACCCTCATGGCAAAGATCATGAGCTGGCGCACCATGGATCTTTCCGAGTACGAGGGCAGTATGCGTGCCCACTATGCCGACCTGCAGGAGCGCTTTGCCCTGCCTGCTGAGCTGAGAGGGGGTGCCGCCCGTGTCGTTTCGGTCGAAGAGCACGATGCCGCGTTCCTCGCGCGATTCCGGCACTAGCCGCGCCCCGGTGCCCTGCCCCTACTGCGGCCGGGCGCTGCCGGTGTGGGCAGAAAATGCCGCATCCGCCCATGGCCTGTGGGTAAAATGCAAAAATCCCGCCTGTAAGCGGGAGGTAGAGATCAAGTTATAACAGCCTGTGCCCTTGTGCCCGCGCTCTTTTGGAATGGAGAGAGGTGGACACAGTGGCAGATTTCAGCATCACCGGCGAAGTAAGGCTGAACAGCGACCCGGCAGAAAAAAGCACCAGTAAGTGGACGATAGCCGCCGGGCAGATGATCGCGGACTTTGCAAAACAGGCTTCGTCCAAGCTGGCCGAGGTGGTCAAGAGCGGTGTGGATTACAACGCCACCATGGAAAGCTACCTGACCAACTTCAAGGTCATGCTGGGCAGCGAGGAAGCCGCCGCAACGAAGCTTTCCGAAATTCGCAAAATGGCGGCATCCACGCCTTTCTCGCTGGATGACCTGACCAGCGGCACCCAGACCCTTTTGCAGTTCGGCATTGCGGCAGACGACACCACCGGCGTGCTGCAGCGGCTGGGCGATATCTCGCTGGGCAACGCCGAAAAGCTGCAGACCCTGACCCGCGCCTACGGCAAGATGTCCTCGGCGCAGAAGGTCACGCTGGAAAACGTCAACATGATGATCGATGCGGGATTCAACCCGCTGAACCAGATCTGCGACGCCACCGGCGAGAGCATGTCCGACCTGTACAAGCGCATCTCGGATGGCAAGGTCAGCTTCAGCGAGCTGGAAGCAGCTGTGGAAGCCGCCACCAGTCAGGGCGGGCAGTTCTACAACGGTATGCTGGAAGCCAGCCAGACCTTCAGCGGGCGCATGTCCACCCTGAAGGATAATGTCAGCGCCCTGACCGGTGAGCTGACCAGCGGCCTGTTTGCAGCTCTGGGTGAGCTGGTTGTCAAGCTGAACGAGGTGGTGGTCTCCTTCCTCGACAGCGACGAGAAGATGGCCCAGCTCAAGGAGACCATCGGCATTGCGACTGCTGTTGTGGCCGCTGCCGGTGCAGCGTTCGCCGGGTATAAAGCAACCATTGCGGCAACAACGGTGGTTACCACTGCACAGAAATTGGCTGTTACCGCATTGAACACGGCAAATCTACAGGCTGCCGCTGGCGCAGGCATTTTCAAAGTTGCAATGGCTGCACTGAACAGTGTGGTTGCAGCAAATCCGATAGGGCTGGCAGTAGCTGCATTTGCCGCTCTGACGGCGGGGCTCATCACAGCATATAAGAGCAGTGAAACGTTCCGTTCCGGTTGGAACACCTGCATGAACGGCCTGCGTTCTGCTGCTGATTTTGCTGTGAACAGCGTGTTGACAACGCTTAACATGCTGATGTCGTCCATCCGCGGTATTGCTGCCGCACTTGCCGCTTTACCGCAGGGTGCAGCGGCTGCGGTGGATGCTTATAATAGCGCTTACGCGGCTTCGCGCCAAAATTACACGCAGAAGCGCAATCAGAAAAACTGGGACAACTCCCACAAAGACCTCGAATGGGACGATGACAACGGATGGGTCCCGAAGGGCACAAGCAGCTCCGGCAACGGCAGCAGCCGTGCCGGGAGCCAGACAGCCATGAACCCCTACCCGGCCATCACCAGCGGAGCCAAGAAGGCCAGCAAGGCCACGAAGCAGGCCGCCGCAGAAGTCGTCAAGTCCATCTCGGACACCACGACCGAAATCGACGGCAAGATCACCCGCACCACCGAAAACATCACCGAAACGCTCTCCAACGGCAAGACACAGCAAAAGCAGGTCATCACCGAGACTTCCCGGCAGATGGTGGATGGTGTGCTGAAGGATGTGAAAACCATCACAGAGGTGGCCGCCGACGGCACCGAGACCGTCAAGCAGACCATGGAGACCGTCCGCGAAACCGCCAAGACGGTCACTTCCACCTTTGAGACGCTGGCAGACGGGGTCAAGACCACCACCCAGACCGTCACCGAGACCCTGACCGACGGCACCGAGACCACCAAAAAGGTCATCACCGAGGTCTACGACGACGTGGTGGACGGTGCCCTCGTGACCATCGAACGGGCCAAGACCATCGCCGCAGACGGCACCGTGCAGGTGGCCGAGCAGATCAAAAAGTCCAGCGCGGACACCTTTGACGGCCTGTGGAAGGAGCTGCAGACCGAGGCAGATACCGGCGTGCTTGGCACCTTCGACGATCTGTACACCGCCGTCAAGAATCAGGACTGGCTGGGCATCGGCAAGTGGGTGGCAAGCACCATCTACGGCGGTCTGACTGCCGACCAGAAAAAGCAGGTCAATGATTTTGCCCTTGGCATCGTGACTAAGCTCAACAAAGCGCTGGGCGGTGCCCGGGACCAGCTGGTACAGGGAGCCATTGATCTGGGCGGGCAGATCGTGCACGGCCTGACCGGCGGCTTTTCTGAGGTCTGGCAGCAGGCACAGGGCCTTGGCTCCACCCTGATGGAGATCTTCGGCGGGCTGAAAACACCGCTGAGCAATGCGGCCCTTGCCATCAGTCAGGGCATGAAAGGCGGCCTGATCTCTGCATTCCCGGAGATTCTTGCGTCTTTGGGCAGTCTGATCGGGTCTATCGGCGGCGCGTTCGTAGCAATGCTGGATGCCATCGCTGCGGCGCTGTTCCCTACCGGCTTTGGTACTCCGCAGGCTCTGCTGATGATCGCAGCGGGCGTAGCCCTTGCTGCCGTCATCGCGGGCATCGTCGCCTCGATCGGCGGCTCTTTCAGTAAGAAAGGTTCGTCCGGCGGCGGCTCCTCTGGCGGCGGTTCGTCCGGCTCCGGCGGCATGGGCAGCGTGGACATCACCACCGGCACCGGCAGTCTGGAAGATGCCATCAACGCCAACACCAAGGCGCTGGAAAAGACAAACTCTGCCCTTGCCGATATGATCCGGCAGGCGGGGGCACTGGTGCTTTCCGACAACATGCGTCTGGGCAGCACCGTGGCTGCATCCGGCACCGCACAGGTGGTGTCTGCTGCCAACAGCTACCACCGGGAGGGCGATACCAACATCACTCAGAACATTTACAGCAAGGCCCAGACGGCGGCAGACCTCCAGCGGGAAGCCCGCTGGGAAGCCGACAAGGCCAAGGCCCGCAAACGATGAAAGGAGGACACTGTGCTTTTTAAGGATCATCTCAAGATCGTGACAGATGCCGGTGCCGTCCTGCATCTGGGCTGGGACTACGACATCCCTTACTTTCTCGACCCGCTGAACGGGGTGGATGTAGACCTGCAGACCGCGCAGGGCATCCATCAAGTCGGAGCCACCGTGGAGGGGCAGAGCGTCTCCGGCGTGTCCCGCACCCTCGATGTGGTGTTCTGGGGCGCGTATGCGCTAGACAATGCCCGGGCGTTCAGCAAAAAGCTGCCCTACTTCACTAAGGGCACCCTGTACTTCGGTGACCGGTACTTTGCCCGTTTCGTGCTGCAGAAAACGCCCTACTTTTCCAGCTACACGCCGCAGCCGCGCTGTTCACTCATGCTCTACAGCGAAAAGCCCTTCTGGTACGACCTCAATGCCGTCAGCAGCGTGCTGGGCGGGTACGAAAAGGCGTTCTGCTTCCCGGTCTGCTACGACAGCCACATCTACGGCATCAAGCGGGACGGCACGGCGGCAGTGCTGCGCAACGAGGGCAGCCTGCCGGTGCCCTTCACGGCCACCCTGCGGTGCGACATGCCGGTGACCCACCCCAAGGTGGTGGATCTGCAGACCGGGGCCTTCATCGGCTTTGACCTGACCCTGCAACCGGATGAGACGCTGGAGATCTACCGCAGCACATCGTCTCCCGCGCGCCTACGCGCAGTGCGTACCATGCGGGAGACATAA